CCATCACATGAAAAGTATGGGATGATTGCATTGAGATCATCAGCGACCCAACTAGCAAACTGGAATCCATCAATTATTTGCGCAGGCTTGCTATTAGGGTCAAAAGCTAAATCTACACCTTCTCCACCAGCTAGATTTGCAAGTAGGTAAAGTCCATGAGGCGCTTTGTAGAAATCGAACGCTCCGAATTTACCCATTAGAGGGACTTGTTCTTTGGTAGCAACAAATACCCATTGTGTTTGTCTGTAAGGAGAAATGTTTTGCAGTACGATATTTTTCATATTGTTCCTTTAAGATTGCTGGATTTTACCTTCGGCAATCAGTAAATTTATCGCTGTATCTATTTCATCAACCGTGTATCCCTTTTCTTGAAACACTTGATTAATTGCGGTGATTGCTGCTGGACCTTGTTCAGCCGGGCCCATAAGATAAAGAATGATTAATTTTTTAAGAATTTCTATTCGTAATTGTGGTCCATTGGTTAAAGATATTGAGCTCATGTAACTCCAATCATTTTATATCTTCCGTTGAACGCAATACCCATTTCAGGCTTTCCTGAGCTGGGGATTTTTCTAAGGAGCTCCCCGGTGGCCGAATAATTTAAAGTAAATCCATTTTCGATATCAATTATCCACAAGCCATGCCTGTCGCTAGTAATCCCGCCTGTTATTTTAGAAACTGAGACTGGAAAGGTATAAATAAGTTCTCCGGTGTACGGGTCATAACAATGAACCTCATTTGGAGCCGAATTCGTAACTAGAGTGTAAAAATATCTTCTAAAAAAACAAAGAAATTCATACCTTTTGTCAATCCCCTCTCTGTTTGGGACAACGCTGAAAAATTTCCCACTAAAATCCCACTTTACAAAAGAATCCACTCCCGGAGCAGTAAATTGATATAGTCCTATTAAATACCTTCTATCGTTTGTGATTCCCTTAACCTGTCCTGCGCCTGGCGTGGTTAACGTTATAGTTCTGCTTTCACTGGTAGTGGGGACTCCCATATGTGTTACTACATAAACGGTATTTGTGGTTTTTGTGATTCCATAAACCTGCCGCCTCATAAAAGTGAAGTCCTGTAAATCAGGCGTTATTTTGTATTGTCCGCTAATGTAGTTTCCGGTTGCAGAATCAAAATAAAGAATATCTGTAGCCATACGTCTAGGTTAGCGCATCTATGTATGAAGTTAATGTTATTGTATTTACAGCCGTCGTCCCCGAGGCTACTGCTCTTAATCTGAAAAGAGAGCCCAAAGCTCCTCCAGCCGCATTCAGCGCTAAACATTCATTCAGTGGGATTTGATTGGCAACGTAAATTAAATTACTCCATTCCCAGTCTCTGTAATCACACCAAGTCGTTCCAGAATCTGGAGAGAATTGTGCAACGATTGAAATTGAAGTTGGTGATCCGGCTTTAGTTAAAACAAAGAAAATCTTTGCATATCGATATCGGCTTAAATCAACCGAGGATGAGTTCGAAGACGTTGTCGTGTTGTTGAATGTGACCGCATTATGAAGGGTCGTTATTCCCAATCTGTGCGCATTTGACTTAACATGCTGATACCCCTTGGTATCAAAATAAGCATCCGCTCTATCACCTGCAGCACTAACCGCCGTTGGCTCACTTGTTAGACTTGTAGTCTTACCACCTATCTTTATTGGATTTCCTGAGTCTGTGGCGTCGTGTGCAATGTTTCCAACGATAAGCTGGTTTCTACTAGAATCAGTGGCTAAATAAACAGCGTTTGCAAGAGTTCCATCAGGAGATCCTGTTCTAGAATTTGCAGAACCATCAGCATTGAAAACTTGAAAATTTAAAAGCAAATCAGGGACTAAACAAAGTTGAAACTGAGCTCCTGAGAATGGGAAAGTATTTGGGATAGCCCTAAGTCCAGTGGTGAGATCCTGCATGGCCATTGTAACTGGATTTCCGATCGCTGACCCGTTAGCTCCAGAACCTACAACTTGAGCATTTAAACTAGAGGCCGTGGATTGCTGAGCATTGACAGTACCAATGGTATTGGAGCCAGTAGGCAATCCAACATCCGTTGCTAAAACAACTCGTTGAGTGTTGGCGCTAACCGTTCCACTTCCACCCTGAACACCTGCTTGTCCCACAATTGGATTTACTTTAGCTCTATCAGTTTCATCCCAATCATCTAACACCGATAAAGAGGCGGTTTGTGTTTGTTGTTCAGCAAGTGTCGCGGCACCCGTCGGTAAACTTACCGTTCCAGAAACGTTGTTTATATTCCATGTGCCTGATTGTGTGGCAGCTACTGTCCCATCAACTGTGAGTGATCCACCATTATCATCAACTGACAAAACTCCAGTTGAGTTGTTTGCTATTGTTACCCTTAATGCCGTGGCCTCGGTTCCGCCGCCGACAACTGAAAGTGCAGCATTATCTACAGTGATTGAGTTACCGCCGTCTTGAATATTTACAGCCGATGCTCCTGAGGCATTGTTGATTGTAACATCACCAATATCTACTCCTGAATTAGCACCAAGAACCCATGTACCACTTTGAGTAGCCGCCACAGTTCCATCAACTGTAATCGAGTTACCACCGTCTTGAATGTTTACTGCCGAAGCTCCACCGGCATTGTTTACAGTAACGTCTCCAATGTCTACTCCAGGCTGAGCACTTGCTATAACATTTAGCTCTCCTGCCGCTGTAACTAAAACAGAATCAGTGCCATCGGTAATCTCGACGGGCCATGCATTGGCAAGAGTATTTGGATTTCCCTGATCAACAGTTCCACCACCACCTCCTCCACTACCAGGCACAACAAATCCAGACGCGACAAGTTTAGGAGTTCCACCTGAGGCCGAATAAACCGTGCATTCAAAATACACGTCATCGATTACCGAAATATCTACAGTTGTACCCGTAGTACCGCCGGTTATCGTTGTTAGCGTAACAAATGCGGCCTGGTTTCTTATCTTGCCATAAACTACGACTTCATTTGAGCCGCCTACGTTTTCAATGGCAATACGAAGCGAGTTTTCTCCACCAACAAACCAAGGGTTACTGGCCGTTGGACCAATAACCCCGGTTGCCGTGAATTCTATCTCCCCGTGAAATTTAGTTAGGCCTTCTTTTATTCTAGAAGACATCTAAATTATCCCGAGTAGTTTTCTACATACATATCAACTGTAACGTCAGCTAATTTAGTAGCTCCACCCAATACAATTACTGCTCTGACGTGCGGGAGAACCCGATCAATGAGAACCCCTACCCCTACGGTAGGAAGTATTACCTCATTGGCCGAAGCTCCAGCCGAAGTCGTTGTGAACGTAATCAAATCCGTCCAGCCAACAACCCCGTCAGGGCTATGTTGGATTTTTGCAGCGACCGTGGTTGCTCCGTTCGCGTTTGCGACCGTTAGGTATCCAATCGGATTGCGGGCTCGAGTGGGGAGGCCTACGCGATCCCCGTTCGTGCTTGTAGCAGTCAAAGCAGTCGCGCTATAAAGCTGAACTCTTTGTGTAGAAGCCATTATGTTGCGTCCGCCGCATCCCAGCCGTGAACTAGAACGTGAAAGTCGGCGTCCTTAGCAGTGGTACCATCAGTTCCATCCCAGGTGTTAATAATCACTGCAGTTGTGCTGATAGTATCTAGAGTGGCAATAACATCTCCAGATGCGCCAATAGGAGTAACAACAACAACAGGAGTTCTTGCAAACGCTTTTGTGAATGTAAGCGTATAATCTCCAGTTCCGTTGTCAGTTAATGCTGCATCAAACGAGCCTTCTAAAATAGAAGCCGTTCCAGTGCCATCAACCCTGAAAGCAAGAACTCGTGGAAGTCTTTGTGTGCCTTTAATTTCTCGTAACATTTTTTTATCCCCTCGTAGGTGTTTATAAAACTCTAAAACCTAGACCCACCGTGGGGTCTAGGCTCTTAGAATTCTAACGTTAATTAGGTAGCAAGTCCTGTGAGCACCCCATGAAATGACGGGGGGCAATAGAATTCGCTATAGGACACGTATCGTCCTTCGTAGTCATCCGCAGATGCTTTTCTTAGAAATCAGTCTGTTACCGTAAGGGCTTTTTATCCCCTACTTCTTATTCTTTTGTTCGAATAAGCTCAGCGTACATTTTAACCCGTTCTGGGTCTCGGACACTCTTGGTAGGTTTATATTCTCTTTCGAGTTTCACCTACTACGCGTTACGGTGGTTGGGGGCTTTTAATCCCAACTTACCTCGGTATTCCCGTTTCAGGGTTCACCGATTTTGCCCGAAGTTACATGAGATATTCCTACCTCAAGCCGCAATAGCTAAGTTTACGGTTCCGTCGTCTTCTGCCCAAGCAGGAGATCCGGGTCGGTGATAGATGGTCATGAAGTTATCGTTCAAGAAGTACATTCTGTCGTCTTCAACGAAACGATCAACAAACACACCTACAGGACCAGCATTGCTCATGAACTCAACGCCTCGGAAAGAAACCTTACCTTTGAGTTCAGGCATCCTGGGCTCAATGATGTATTGTTTCTGATCTTCGAGTTGGTTCAAGAGTTTGCGGTATTGAACGTAGCTTGTGATGATGAGGTTGGGCACTTTGCCACACTGACGCTCAACTCCGAGCATAACTTCGTTCATGAAATCGGTGGTAAGACCTGAACCGCCGGCAGCTTTTTGGAAAGCCTGCCATCGTCGACCAACGGTTACACCGTAAAGGGTTCCAGAAGTGGCGTCCAAAGCAGTCTTAAGACCAGTGAGTTCATTGTCTTTGGAATACTGCATGTACAAAGTCTTAGCTCCGCTATCACCGGTCAAGTCTACCGATCCAGCAATTCGAGCAAGAGTAAGTGTACGGGTGCTAGGAGCAACCGCAGTGATTTCCCAGATGTTTGATGTGCTGTAGGGGTTAGCTACAGAATCAACCATGATGTAATCCTTTTCTTCGAAATTGGCTTCCTTCCATGTAGCCGTAGAAATGATTACTGTGGGTGCAGTAGCAGTACCGCCAGCGGCAGCTGCAGTTGTAACACCAAGGCTACCAGAACCGAAAAGCTGACGGCTGATGTTGCGGTTAAAGGATTCAACACCCTTTTTAACAACTTCTTTGGTCATCAGACCTGTTATCGTAGAGGCTTTTTATCCCCTACTTCTAACCCTTTTATTCGAGTTAGCTCAGCGTACATTATCTCCCGTTCGGGGAGTCGGACACTCTTGGTGGTTTATATTCCCTTTCGGGGGTCACCCACTACGCGTTACGGTGGCTAGATTATTTTAACTCTCTAGCTTACCTCGGTATTCTCATCTCAGAGTTCACCGATTTTGCCCAATTTACAAAAGGTATTCCTACCTTAAGCCGCAATAACCATACGGACGAAAGCGCCTTCATCATTTTCAGATGCAGCAATTGCTTCACGCTCGATTTCAACAACCGAGTAGTTCTTCTTAGCTGTAATCTGAGCGTCTTGGTAAGCCGCTGAGTTAGCTAGGGGTAGCGATCCAGCACCAACACCGCCTGAAAAGGAGGTAGGAACTGCAACGTCCATTCTCTTACCGGTAAAGTTATATTCTTTCTTTACTCGTCCGAGCATTACGTTTGCTGCGTTATAGGTTTCTGCTGATAGTTTTCCGTACTTAATCTTAAAAAGATTAGTAGCGGAGGTTAAGTTAAATGTTGCCATTTGGCTCCTCGTTATTAGTCATCCCAACCTGAGAGTGGCTCAAACTGTGGAAGACTTTTCTTTGTTTGTTGTTGTTCTTTTTTTACTTTTTGCGCCAGTCTTGATGAAGATTTCTGGGGTGTGCCAAAGACTGAAGTCGCAATGTCTTTGATGTCCTCAATGGTGAATTGAGGATTTGCTTTCCACGCTTGATACAAGTCATCTTTAAGCGCGAGAGCTTTCTGATCGTCGCCAGCCATTTCTAGAACTAACGAAGTCACTTGCTCTTGCTTATTGAGAATATCGAAATACTCTCCAACCTGTTCAGGGGTAAGCTTAGAGACATCAAAACCAATCTTTTGGGCCTCAGCTACCATGTCATCGTAACAAGCCTTGAATTGTTCGGGGTTCATTCCGTATTTGCTTTGAGTTTCTTTTATCCGCCCTAAGAGCTCTTGGTTTTGTTTATTAACCTCGGTCTCTCTGCGTTTAATCTCATCGCGCTTGCGGTAGTACTCAATTTCCTGCTCCAGCTCCTTAGCCCGTTTTTCTTCGGGCGTGAGGTTTGCAGATTGAGCGACCGACCCCTCGACGGTCTTCTTAAATTCCTGCCAAAACTGCTTTGGATCTACACCCATCGACTCCGCCAAGTACTCTAGCGCAAGTTGAGGGGCCTTCTCCTCCACAGCTAATCGGTGGAATTCTTGAATTTTATTATACATTGTATCGCGTTCCTGTGTGAATTTCGTACGCTCTTGATGCAATGAATTGTATTTACGCGACCAATCAGTTTTCCCTGCAAAGTCATTAAGCAAATCTTTAACCTTGAAGGTCTCTGTCTTACCGTTGATCTTGTGAGTGAACTCGTAATCCTCGTCTATTTCCAAGGCGTTATCGCCTTTCTTAAACAAGTATTTCTTAAGTTTAGCTTCTAGCTCTTTTTTATCGTCAGCCTTAAGCTCTTCAACCGCTTTTTTGCCGGTGTCCTTTTCTTGCTTTCTAGATTTATCAATATCGTCAACTTTGCCAGCAAGATCCTTTTTAACGATTTCTTTTGGGTCGTTCTCATTTACGTCCAAAACGTTAATCTCTTCATCACTCATCTGACTGGCCGATCCACCTTGTTTAACGACGGGTTCGGCAGGTGCCTGCGGGGTTTCCATTATTGAATCAAAGGCGCTTTCCACTATTTATTTTCTCCTCACTATATGGCTGTTGATGGTTCGATAGGGCCTCCTGTGGGCGTAATATTTTCTGCCTCCAACTGATCTACAAGTTCAGCCGGAGGTATGTTCACGGGTAAACCAGGCTCAGCCCCAATGGGTCCTTCAGCGGGAGGGCCTGCTTCTGGACCGATTGGAGCTGGGCTTGGAGCAGGCATAGCCGATTCAATTGGGAAGAATATCGGCCAGCCTGGTAATGCCATACACTGTTCTAAATAAGCGGGATTCTTTTGAGCCCGATCAATCATGAGCATCTCGTGAGCCGCTACATGATCTTTCATTCTTTGCTGAATCTCTTGTGGAGTTTGGTTTTTAAATGACCACTCACGCATTTGTTTAACGTGAACTTTCCACATCATAATGTGATCTTCGTAGTCTTGTGGGTCATTAAGCTTACCCACTCCTTGCATAATAGATTCGTTCTCAGCTTCAGCCGCTCTTACCGTAGCGGTTGAATAATCAATAAACTTCTCAGGCTGAGATATATCTAAAAGGTCTAAAACCATTTCCGGAGGAACTTGCTCAGGGAATTGTTGATTTAAATCTAAAAGATATTGGGTTCTAGCTGCTTTGCTTTGTGGAAGGGCTGAGGCGTTTTGAACTCTAACGTCGTATTTCCTAGTTAAATACTTCACATCAAAGAACGTGGTCATCCATTTATTCTGGGTGCCAAGAACCATGATCATTCGTTTATCATCGGCCTCGTAGTTATCTGCACAACGCTCAAGAGTTTTAACAGCAACCTGTCTTATCCATTCGTTGTACTTAAGAACCATTTCGTTAAATCGTTCGTTTTCTTGCTCGGCTAAGAACTGAAGCGCAACGCCTGCTTTAATTCCTGGAGGCGGCTCACCTCGACTAACTCCAAAGATGCCCGATATTTGTTGAAACTCAGTCTTAAGGTTGTCTCTAAAGGTAAATACCTCAGCCGGTGTTGGGTTTTGTTGCACTAGCGCCGGAGGCTGTGGACCCTTATATTCGACAAGTGTGATGTCGTTACCAAGTGATTCCTTCTTAATAGAACCAGCTGGGAACACCCATTTAGGATGCGAAACCATTACTTGGTTTCTTAAAATAATGTTCGTTAAATTATTGTATGTTCCCGTTAATCCTTTGATCATCGTAATAAAGGATTCGCCATGAACTTGGCCTGGTAGATCAATGTCAGTAAGTCTTTCAACTGGCAATTGTCCGCTTGTGTAGGGAAGTGGTTTACATTCAACCACCTTATTTCCAATGAGTTTAATTACTGCGCCCTTAGGTAGGTTTTCAGTCTTACGGTGATAGAAGGTCCATACCGCAACCTTGTCATGCAGCTTCTTAACCTGCATCTTTTCGTAGTCGTAATAATTATTGCCATCATCGGCTGTGGTTTGATCTAAGGCTTCAGGATATTTTCTTTTAATCTCACCACGGCTCTTAAGTTCCCGGTGATACATGTAATCTACTTTTGCGTACTGATCTTTACGCTCAAGCAAACAATCCATCGTAAACCAAATCTCATAAACCGTATCACCGTATTTAACAGCCTTGGTTAGTTTGATTGGTTTACCTTCTTCATCAAGTTCTGGAGTGCCATCGTCAGACTTAAGAATTACCTCACCTTTTTCATTAAGGTCCTTAAGGTAATCCCTCATGTCCTCGTGGATTTCGCCTTGGTTTGGATCCCACAAAACAGCAAGGTAGGCCTCACCCATAACGTGAACAAGTTTCACAAACTCGTTTTGAACTTTGCCCTCGAAGTCTTGGAGATACCAAATGTGACGGATGAGACTCTCGCTCATCTTAGCGCCAACCCTATCTTCAAGCTCGTTAGATGTAGGTAGGGCCACAATTCCCGGTCGATACTTAATTAATCGACTGACTTTGTTTTGAACGAGATCGTAAATGTGATTGCTGACGATCTTAGTAATGCTTTGAGATCTATCGATACCTTGGTCTCTTGCGGATTCTTTTATCGACTGAGATTGGTATTGAATACCTTTATACAACGAGAGGTTGTGTTCAATGGATCTAAAGCGTTCTCTGTTTTCACTTTGAAGCCAGTTCTTTTGGCCGACAAGCCATTTGGCTACCTCATCCCATTTATCTTTCGAATAGATATCCCCTAGTTCCCAAATTTCTTCTTTGGGTTTGTTGACGTAAGTATCTGAGTCAGATTCAAAGGCGTCGAAGTTGCTAGACATTAATTGAGCCCCCTAATTTCAAATGTTGTCAAACGGATCTCGAAGCAATTCCTTCTTTTGTTCATCTGACAATGTTGTAAATTCTTGTGTTGCAGGATTTATGATTTGGATTTTGTGAGTTGATTTTTTAAATGCGCTTACTTCACTCAACGAGTAGAAGCACAATACAATACATGCAGTGCTAATCATTAGCGATGCTATACAAGCTGCGTAGACTAATTCCATTTTTTCTAAAGTATACCTGTTAATTTACGACTTGTAGACCTGCCGCCAAGTGGATAATCGTCAATTTCTTCTTCTTTCTCGGAATGAAGCGAGTAATACAGGGCCGCAAGAATGTATCGAAGGTTATCAATGTTGTGGTCATCTTTCTTGGGGATATTACCGTTTCTATCCTTGTAATAATTATCCATCTCTCTAAACGTCTTAACGCAGCGGTCTGAAATAACGACTTTGTTTTTTAAAATGGCGTCTTTGATGAGTGTGAGTCCGCTTTCTTTATCGTTTGCTGACTTTTGGCTTGGTTCGAGATGTTCACTGAAGTGATCAAGCATTTCGTTTTGAAACCACGTTGCTGCCTCATCGTAGCCCTGTCTCCACTCGGCTCTTGAATTTAGCTCATCTCTTTTTTCTAAAATGCGTTTACCGATTTGCACGACAGTCATTTGAGCTTGGTTTTGTTCGTAGATCTCATCAAGCAAATAGAGCATCTTGGTATATGGGTTGTAGGCTACAAAGAGTACAGCAAATGTTGAGGCGGCTGCAGGATCGGCAAACCAAATCCATTCTAGCCGTTTTAAATCTCTCATTATTGAATGCATGAGTTCGCCATGAGGTTTGACTAAAGACTTGTCGATCATTGGGAATATTTTTGTTGCGCCACTGGTTACTTGCAGGGCTAGGTATTCTCTTTGCCATACGTCTTCCTCGCCCCGTTCAATAAGCTCTAGTCTTTTTGATTCGAGCCATTCTTTACTGATGTAGGGATTATCTGTGGTGGGAGCGTGGAAGTAGGCTTTAGTTGGGTTCTTTTTGTATGCGTCTCTAACCTCTGAGAACTGGCATTGCCTATCAGGAGGGGTGCCGATGATAATTAGTGGAGCATTGTAAGCTGCGCGGTTGGGGTCGAAGGCATCGTAGAATTCTGGCCTAAAGTCTTTAAACTCATCAAACACGATAAGTCCGTTGGGTTTAACTCCCCGGTAAGCATTTACGTTGTCTGAGCCATCGGCCTTGATGAATGAGCCGTTTCTAAAAGGGATACGCATCTCAGTGTTGTTCTCATCAAAGACCCATTCTCTTGGACCAAAGTTTTGAAGCATATAAGATGCCCACACAATCTCACGGGCTTGCTTCATGTATGGAGCAAAGTAGTAGTTCTCACTTCCGGGGTTAAGGGCAGCCCATCTCCATAGAAGGTAACAAACGAGTGTTGTTTTACCTAGGTTTCGTCCTGCCTCAACAAATACGTCTTTGAAGTTATCTCTTATGAGGGCTTGGCCTATTTTTATTTGGGCAGGGTGTGGCTGGAACTTTTCGTGTAGGCCCTGGATAATTCTAGCGTAGGCTTCGATTTCTGGAGTCACGCATCAATGTGCTCGTCTAATTCAACGGACTCTTGGCTTGGTTCATCCCTCTCATCTTTCTTCATAAGATATTCCATGGCGTCACCGTTGATGATGAGGGTCGTGGTTTTGTCAATAGGCATAAGATAGTCCCCATGAGAGGGTCTAACCCAACCCTTGGGTGTGAATACTTTTAGTTTACCTTCGTCAACTTGGGAGTACTTCCGAGCTGTTATTTTCCTTTTCCCTAGTTTGATGAGTTCCATTGAGTATCTCCCTTATAACTTGTTTGTGTAGTTCAGCTATGGCGTCTCGTTCGTTTGAGATTTTCTGAGCCTGTAGCTTAAGGCTTTCGAATGTTGAGTTAATTTCATTAAACTGTTCATCAACTCCCTCAAGCTCAGCTTGTAAATGGATTACTTGTTGTTCAAGGGCGTCGATGTTCTCGAGCACGTCTCTTAGAAGAGGTGAGCCTAGGTTAGCTATTTCTTCTTTTAAGTCGTGCTTGAGTTGTTCGAGGGGTTTCATTGCACTTCGTATTTGTCAGAGGAGTTCATGAAGTAATCGGAGGCCATGATGGTTCTGATTTCTTCTGGTGTCGCAGGGCGTGCTTGTTGAACGATTTGGTTATTTTCAATTTTGTCCTTTTGGTCTAGATATTGTTTACCAAGCCAGATTTGCATGGCGACGTTCCCATCATCAATAGCCTTTTTAAACTGAGATCTTCTAAGGCTCATTTTCCCTTCATCTCGACCCTTTTCTATTAAGTGAGAATAATTATCTTTGAGTGTATCGGTAGAGCAGCCGAGTATTGAGGCCATTTCTTTATGGGTGCAGTGTATGCGAGCGAGGCTGAGAATGAGGTTTTCATCTAGCTCTAGCTTAGGTCGTCCCGCCACTTTGAGTCTCCTTGTCAGGTTGGCCAAGTTGTTCAAGATGCATTATTACTGCGCCGGCAATTTGGATAGCCTTGTCGGCGATGGTTTTGGGATCGTTGTTATTTACGCATAGGCCGGTGACGGCGGCTTCGATGAGTTTGGTGGTTTGAGCCATGGCTTGTGCTTGAGCTCTTAGATAGTCGTTTTCTTTTTGGAGGGCGTTTATTACTGCGCCTTGTGTGAAATTGGGTTTCATTAGTTTCAGGATATATCGGATTTTAGATTATAACAACTTTAGCGGATTTCTACTTTGTCGTTATATTTTGGGTGGTGCATGATTAACTTATTGTTTTGGAACCAGATTTCCCAACCTAATTCTTTCAGATATTGGCGAAAGTAGGATTTGTTCATTATTACGATTCTGCGATTATCTTCAAAGTAGCGGTGGCAGTCAAAGCACATGGGTGTGACGTTGAAGGGTTCGTCTTTGCCTCCTGAGCCGCGGGTTTTTATGTGAGAGGCAGTGGTGGGAGGAGGGCTCCCACAGAGTATGCAAGGTAGTTTACGGATTGCTTTGAGGAAGGCGGGGTCAGATCCCCAGATCTTTTTCCTCTTGGTCTTTTTGAGTTTTGAGGGTTTCTCGTGCGAGGTCGATGAGTTGGATGACATCTGTTCGGTAGAGTTCGACCATGGATCTTGGTGATTCACGAACTATATATTCCAGTTCATCAAGCCTATCTTCGTCCATACCCCTTTATAGAATTGTACTTGAAGCTTGGTTTTTTTCAAACTGGGCCTTGCAATGTGGGCAGGTAATCATTTCTAGGGGTGGGGCTAAGTTTATGTCTGGCATTTTAGAAATGGGTTCGAATTGGAAGTTATCTATACCTAAAAGGTCGATATCGAAGGCGTCGAGGTTTGAGAGGTCGACGTGGATTTTAGAGAGGTCGAGTTCTCCCATTTCGCTTATGGCGTTATCGGCGATGGCGACGCGGTATTCTTGTTCATCGCTATCGAAGTCTTGGTAGATTACGGGGACTTCTGTGAGTTTCAAGTGTTTGGCTGCCAGCAGTCTGCCGTGTCCTGCTATTAGCTTTTGGGAGCGGTTGGAGATTATAAGTGGGCTTCTGAATCCTTCGGTTTCTATGATCTTTGCTAGGCGTTCGATTTGTTTTTTTGGATGTTTCTTACGATTGTCCTGATTGGGTTTAATCTCATCGATAGGGACAATCTTTATCTCCTTAGCCTGTATCATTCACAGCTCCATATTTGAATTCTAGATTCCCAGAGTCCGGTTTCTTTACTTTTTTCTGGTTTTGTGTGTGAGGTTTGGTAGCCCTCAACTGGGTAGCGTTTATAGAGATCACTGATGCCTTGTTGGCAGCATTCTAGAGTTTCGCTTTGGACTAGGATTTGTCCTGGGTGTCTTAGGGTTATTTCGTCTATTTTGACGACGTTGTAGGGCTCCATGGTTATCTCTTAAAGGCCTTTGCTACGGCTTGGGCTAAGGCGTTGTGGAGTATTAAGGAGATATTAAGTTTTAGTTTTTTTGCGGCTTCGTAGAGGGATTGGTTTGTCCTCAGCGTAACTACGCGAATTCTTGAGTTATCTTTTGGCTTTGGGCCTGGTTTCTTTTTCATACTGCTTAAGTAATACACCCTTTTTTAATTGACTTCAATGTAATTATGTAATACAGTGTTATACATACAGGGGGAAACAAAAATGAAACAGATCGTATTAATGATAGCTATGAGTTTAACCGGAGCTTGTACTGTAAATGTTAATGGGGACGCCAATATTGACACTGGCGCTAACACCGCCCCAAGCCATCGAGATGACCTTTTATCGGGTCCTTGTGGGGCATGGGATGTTGTAGGGAAGTGGGAGGGGATAACCTTTTCTGGACGCTGCCAAATGGAGATAGACGCCAATATGGTGGCCTTTGATAACCTTGAAAAGGAAGATGTGACTTTACCTAGCTCACTTGTAATCACTGTTCCTAAATCTGAGCATTATGACGATGACTTTTATACAACCCAGATGCTTCTTGTGAACACGGTTGGGAAGAACCCATTAAGCCGCCAAATATCGTCTTGTTATGTTACTGTTGTTAGTGACAGGCTTTATGTTGAATGCGGTTTCTACTCCTTCGAAGCTAACAGGGTGGTCGAATAAGACTTATTTATTTGCTGTAATACTTTACTTGTTATTAGCATCGTGCTCCACAGGTGAGATTTGTCCCAGGGTTTGGGATGGGAAGGAGTTTAGATGTCAGACGAGAGAGGAATATTGTCGGAGCAGGGGTCCAGATTTCTGCAAGAGCGAATGAGTCCTATGGTTAAGGTAGCCAAGGCTCGTATGTTTTTAGATTGGTTGGAGTTTGAGTGTCAGACCAAGGATCCTATGGATCGACCAAGTGCTGCACAAATTCTTAGGGAGTTCAAGAGAATAACTGGTTTTATGTCGTATAATGATGGGAATGAGCGACAACCAGGATGGAGACATGATTCGCGACTTACAAGCGGCGATTAAGGTTCTTAGAAGGCACAATGATGCCCTTATAAACGGCATGGAGTACATCAAGGCCCGATCGAAGGCAGCGGTGGTTAAAAGTGCCGTGGATCGCCTGATAAGCCTTGAGGATATCTTTAAAACAGCTGATTTGACCTTGGACTCTATAAAAAAGGAAAAGCTTAAGGACTAGCGTGTTTTCGCGTGAAGCAAATGACGTAATCCTATGGTTTGCTACCTTGGTATTTCTATTTCGAGCCGGGGTAAACCCATGGATAATTGCAGCGGTAGGCACCCTTTTAGCCTTTGGTAAAGACTGGGAGTAATTATTCCAACAACTTATTGTGACAATACGTTACGATACATTGTTTGTAACTTATCCGACATACACGAATTTTTATAAAAAAAAAGGCAGATTGCGCATTTTTTATTTGCACAACCTGCCTAATCATTTTACTCACTACTTCACGCGAACCACAAATTCGCATGAACCTTCAACTTGTTTAACTGAAAGGGTGAGTAATGAGCGTAATACACTATAACGGTCAGCAACTGTCCATATTTAACTACGAAAAAGCCAAGATATCGCGCGAAGACTTTATTCAAAGCGTTGAAAGACAACTCGGCCTAAAACCTACTCCACGAATGAAAGTCATGGTCGAAGCTTGCACCATGAATCCCGAACTTTTTAACGAAAAACAAAGACGATTTCTAAAACAATGCGCGATCGCCGTCTTTGATCAAAAGCAACTGACATCTGCTCAACATGACTATTTGGCGGCTCTGTACTTTAAGACTGTAAATTGACCGGTTACGGAAGGAGAAGGCAGAACAAGGGTTATATACCCACGACTCGTGCTCAAATCACTTATGAGCAGAGCTGGGTCCTCGTTCCGCCTTAGCATTATGGCCATTGACCGTATAACGGCATGGAGCCAGACAGCCGGTTGTTTGATTCCGTCTTAGTGGGTTACGGTTTCGTCTTATCCCCACACTTTCCACGAAAGGTCACCAGTTACCTCACCTCTAGGCCTGTCAGTCCAACACTGGGTCAGTGTCGTCTCGTCTCCTAAAGGGCCCCCCATCGCCATTGGATCCCAAAGGCTTCCCTCCTTCGGCTTCCACAGTTGCATAAGTCCTATGCAAAATGGTGGGCTCTTGGCACAGCAAAAAAAAGATTGATTTATTCGTTCCGATGTGGAACCCTTGAATCAATCTGTTTCGCAAAAACGATTAAGCCCGATTGTCCTTGTCTAATCAACAAGGGCTCTCGGGCTTCCTTATTTTTCCCTAACTCCTCGCACAATATTCAAGTCTCAATAAGCTGCTACAATGGTTATGGAGCCCCTTAAGAGGTTGTTTCTCACCAAAAAAGTGTTTTTTGTCATAAAAGTCTCAAAAATAAACTCCAAATTATTATCTTACCTCCTAGGGGCTCCACCTTTATGAGTTGACTTAAACTAGAAATAGCGTAATACGCATGTGACCGTTCTCACGGCAGAAAGGTAATGTGTGTGGCAAATCAATCGCTCATTGAAATCACCAAGTCCCTGCACGATCTCGAACTTCAGATACTTGAATCACAAGGTGAAATTAACTCTGAAATCGAAGCTCGTTATAATTCTGAAATTATTGCTCGCGAGAAAAAGATCGATTCTTACGCTGCTATTATAGAACGCTGTAAACTCCTTGAGAGTCAATACAAGTTAAAAGCCGAAAAGAACCTTAAGACTGCAAAGGGATATAAACGAGTATATGAGAGCTTAAGGTTCAATCTTAAACAAGCCATGATTCTCCTCGGTAGCGATGAACTCGCGGGAGATGAAGTGCGCTTTAAACTTACCAGTGCGCAAGAGGCAGTTGAGGTGATTGATGAAGGGCTTCTGCCTCTTGAGTATCTGGACATGAAAACCGTTTACACACCTAACAAGGAACGTATAAAAGCCGCCTTGTTAAACGGTCTTGATGTTCCAGGAGCTAAACTTACCAACGTCCAACAACTTCGTACCTACCCGGCTAAAGGAGTGAAATGAACACGTTTAAAACACCCAAAGGCACTCACCTGCCATTTTTAAATCTTAAAGGCAAAGACTACCTACAAGTAGCTCACCGTATTGTTTGGTTTCGCGAAGAGCATCCAGACTGGACCATTGAAACAAATATCCACACCCTTAACGAACAAGTGGCTATCGTATCTGCCGAAATAAACGACTCCACAGGCCACACATTAGCTCGTGGACACAAAATGCAAACAGCTAAGGGTTTCCCAGGGGGATATCTTGAAAAAGCTGAATCGGGGGCCGTAGGACGTGCTCTTGCTTTCTTAGGATATGGCACCGCCTTTGCCCAAGAACTTGAAGACGAGGATACAAGCGATCTCTCAACATTTGCCGACTCTCCAATCCCACCTAAATCCGTTTCACGTGAAACAAAACCTGTCGATAAATCAACCTGCACTCACAGGTGGCTTAAATCTAAATTCGATAAAACCGAAGAATGGTGCACTCTTTGCAAGGCTAAACGTAAGATAGGAGCTGCACCTTTGGACAACGGCAAAGACAACCACGCCATCGGGGACATACCTTATTAAAATGAAACTAAAGGTAAAGCCTGAAAGGCTGGGGGTTAGGGAGTTTAATGAGAAACTTGAAACTATGCGCTTATGGCCCGACCCTTATAGAAAACAAATCGGCTCCATCATCCGCCACATTGCTTACCTCGATGAGAAGATAGAAAAACTCGAGCTCCAAATCAGAGACTACGAACAAGCCGCCTTCTTTGAATCAAAAGCCAAGGCCGCTAAGACTTCTCATAAAAACACTACAATCACAGTGCCCACTAAAGTTGTCCCACCCTCAAAAGGCGAGAGAATCTATAATCTGTTCATGGATCAAAATGACTCGCTAGGAGCGTATCTTAGACTTAATAGGAATGTGACTAAGGAAGAGCTTAAACGAGAGGCTAATGTGTGGGCCAAGGAAAACAAAAAGGAGTTAGTGCTATGAAATACCTCTGCGTCGCTCCCGATGGGAGTCTTGAAATCTGGCAGGATTACAAATCATTTCTTCATGCAGGCTGGCACTCTGATGAAAGTATTTGTTGGATGTTTTATTTTTACGAACCACAAAGCTATTCAAAAATGGCTACTGTATCGAAGCTGCCGTATGACCCAGAATTTTGGGGCCGTGAAGTTTTGGAGGAGTGGAATGAGTGACTTTAATAACAAAGGAGAAATATGGATCAAATAACCGTTAATGGAATTAAATACTATGCTCAACCAGGAGTAGAATACGCAGGTGAATGGAAAATAGTTATCCTTCAACGTGGATGGGTAATGATTGGAAAAATGGAGCGTTCTGGGTCGGAATGTAAATTGCACCAGGCATCAGTAATCCGAAATTGGGGAACATCCAAAGGTTTAGGAGAATTGGCTCAAGAAGGTCCTAAAAAAGATACAAAATTAGATCCATGTAATGGACTTGTGGAGTTCGATTATTTAACCGTTGTTGCCACAATTTGCGTAAATGAATCCGCATGGGCAAAAAAACTATAAACTTTGACTCAAACATAAGTAGCTACGGCAACGGCGACGGCGACGGCGACGGCTACGGCTACGGCGACGGCTACGGCTACGGCAACGGCTACGGCTACGGCAACGGCGACGGCGACGGCTACGGCTACGGCAACGGCTACGGCTACGGCAACGGCGACGGCGACGGCAACGGCGACGGCTACGGCTACGGCTACGGCTACGGCGACGGCGACGGCAACGGCTACGGATGTTAATTAAATGAGGTAAAAAAATGACTGACGTTAATAAACGAATAGACGAGCTGATTGAGATTGCGAAGAAGGCGAAGTCTGGAGAGTGGGAAATAGAATATGAGGATGAAGATAAGGATACATTACGAGGAATCGGGCCAATTAGTGCTTGGGAATTTTGTTTCGATAATTACGAAAACATAAAACAGGATGCGAAATATATAACAACTTTTAACCCCACCTTCGTCCTCAAGCTCCTTCAGTCGTGGAAAGAAATGCGGATAGCGTTAGAATACATAAATCAAGACGAATGGCCAGGAGAGGCTTTGCCGGTTGAGAATGATGATGGAGAAATTAATTACTCTAACCTTATCGATTATTACGGAAAATTAACTAGTGAAGTTTTAGACAAAGCAGACAAGGTGTTTGAATGATCGACAAAATCAACGGAAATACTATGAACAAAACCGAAGTTGAATATCGAATCGCCTTTCTTAGAGTACTCGAACTCTACGAAAGACTGACCGAAATAATGGCCGATAAAGAACAAAAACAAGCCCTGGAATCTGATTGGATTTATGAGCAGTTAAAAAAAGCTATTGAGGGCACTGATTAAACAAAAATAGTTTACACTTGAATGAGAATGGCCAAAAAACAATTTAATGGCTACAAGGGCCCATCTTTAGAGAATATAATGCTTCTTGTGATATTCATATTCTTTGTAGCAATAGTGCTGCAGGTAATGTACGGATTTCAACCCAAAGAAGAACCTAAACCTGAGCCCAAGGTTGAATCTACCGTTGTTGAAGAAGACGAATTTACTACTGAGATACCGAGCAAAGTACTACCAAAAACCAAACCAAAAAAACAAAAATAAAACTCTTACTCACTCACCGGCGACTCTATCTTAAATTTATCGCCGCTAAAACTTTTAAAAAAATCAAACTCTGAGAACTTGCCTACCTTCTTTGGTCTAATTACAACCACAACCTGCTCGGTTACCACATCAGCAAGTATCTTCTCAGTAGGCGTAGCTACAAAATCCTTATCATCAACTCCAAGAATGCCGGCCAGTAAGTCATGAAGCGATTTACAACGATTTGATACATCCCACCTCTTAAGCCTCCCATCCTTAGTAAACATTTTTTCACTACTAATTGCCACATACATGGCAACCTCAAGCGGAGATTTCCAAGAAACTATAGAGTCTCGAGCTCTATTAACAGACTTGTTATTGGCTAATTTCCACTCCCAAAATACCTTGGAATAGTTCTTAGACTCCTTAGAGGGAACCCTAATAGGAATATTCCCACGCATGATTGTGGCGTATTGATGGTTCGATGAAGGGGGGAGCGGAATACCAAAAAGGATGACTGTGTCACCTACTGGCTCTTGGTCCCTAGACACGCCTCTAGTATCCTCTGATATTCTTTTGGTGGATGAGCAACATACTCATCCGCATCTGAAGGGTCTACATCCCAATCTTTATAACCGTCATCACATTCAAACATCTTTCGCTGTGATGAATAAAAACAAGTTATGAGTTTATCAACATTAGGCGTTGGGCACTGCTTTTCCGTTGGAAAGAGGCTCGCGCATCCCACCCCAAAGCTGAGACACCCTACGAGCAACAAGTTTCCTATCATCCTCAGTTTTTGCATCATTAAGTGATTCCATAATATCCCGAATTTCTATTAAAAGCGCCTCGGGTTTATTGTGTGATACTTTTTTTATCCACTGCCACAACTCATAAATAACCTCTATGAGGAGCGGCAGTGCTTTTAAAATAGCAAGTATCGATGAAATCATTTCTTATGAGCGGGGTTGAAGCCCAGGGCATCAACCAGTTTACCAAGCAAACCAACAACCTTGCCTAGAAAATCGGCTACTTTGTTATCAGCTTGTGTTGCGGTTTTGTCTTTAATCAAATCTAGGCCTTGCTTAATTCCAGTCAGTATTACGTTGAATGCCACAACATAGGTTAATACTTGAACTGCTAATGGAAATTGCTCTAACATTTTTAAATCCCCCCTGATTTTTCTATTGTACCCTACCTGAGCCCTGAAGGTAATTGAGAACCTTGTTGGGTATAAAACCTTTATCCAATTTCAACAAAGACTTTGCCTTCTCGGTATTTGTTAGATCACTGCCCATTATAGCTTCCTGAAGCCCAGCCGCCATTTCAACCGGAACTGGGATGTTATCCGTCGATGAATCATATTCCTCAATAGCCATAACCTTTGGACCCTGTATTGCAAATTCTCCCGGCTTTTTTCCCACAGACCCAAAGCCCCCGGTTTTACGGCTAACCAGTTCTTCCACGAGCTGCTCACCACTTAATTGCATTGGAGCATTAGGTATTTCTGCTCTACGTTTTAACAAATCAAGCACTTGGCGGCTCTGAACCGTCTCAGCCGCAGTTTGGACTGGAGCACTTATAAATTTTTGGAACGCTGTAGCCTCTGCAGTTCTCGAAGGGTTAATAACAGGCGTTCCTAGTGACTCTCCTAAAGAAACTATCTCATCGATTTCTTTAATTTCATCCGCAGTAAACAATTCTTTAAAAACTCTTTGAACCTTACCGTCATTAGCTATCGAGGCTCGCAGCCTAGGGAAACTAAAAGACCCCTCAGGGCCAACTGTTTTTAGATTATCAATAAACGATGCTTTAATCCTTTTAAGAGCGGCTGGACCAGACGAGCCAGGCTGACTTTGAAGAATATTAACTAATGAACGAAGTTTATTTGTGTCTCCCTGTTCAACTAAAGCTTTAAATACTTGTTCCGGAGATTTGTTTACGTTCGTGATGAAATCAGAAATTTTTTCTGATTCCTTAAACCACTCCGTCATAGCCTTGTTGTTTTTAACTAATTTATCAGCTACCTCATCTCCCAGATTAATCCTGGCAGCGTCTATCAAACCCTCTTTCACCGCTGAATACATTTTTCTATAGGCTTTAACGTCCGGAGAAATGTCTGCAGCACCAACCGATCGAACTTCAAAAGCATCGCCCAAATCCCTTAGACCCATTACCATGTCGTCGAAGTTGCCTTTTAATGCTTGAGATTTAATCCCGTTAGCCACTTCAAGAACCTGTTCAGCCTGCTTTCTCGATCCCGGGCTTAATGCTTTGTTTTTAGAAATTCTTTCAGCGTTTTCGATAATTGGCTTTAAATTAGTTTCTATTTTAGATACTGCCTCTTTTGGAAGCGGCATTCCTGGAGCAGCTTTAGAAATAGTGTCATAGCTAGTATCTATTTGTTCAAAGAATTTTTTCTGAGAGTCATTGAAACCCTCTCGTAAGACGTCTCCAGCATCGGCCGGGGCCAATGGAGCAACATTGTCACCTATTTTTTTTAGTTTCGCATCGAAAGCATCCTGAGTGGCTTTTTGAGCTCTTTGATAGGTTTCAAATACTGCTTCTCCCCCAGGTCTTTGAGCTAGGGTTTGCTCTATTCTAGTAATTGAGCTCTGTGGACCATATTTAACAGAACTGGGTAAAATTGCTGAATCGATATTATTTTTTAAAGCAATTTCGTTTAATTTTCTAAAATCCTTAGATAGTTTTGGATTAATAAAATTGCTAGTAGCGTTTGCAATATCTTTTGATGCCTCAATTCCTGCTTTGGAAATACCTACTACTGTCTCCGGTAAAACTTTACTTAAAGCTTTACCAGTCAACTCTAAAGCGCCTTTTGCTCCTGCCTTAATTCCACGGCCCACGCCTTTGGCGATGGCGACTCCCGGAATTACGTTAGTTAAATCGGCAGCTACATCTAATCCGAGGCCAGCAACTCCACTTGCGGTGGGATCTAATAATCCACCTTTCTTTAATTTTAATCCTTCGCCGGTTTCAGAAAACAAAGCTGGAGCCACTTCACTTAAAGCAGTTCTAGGAATTCCAGCCTTTTCTACAATTTCTTGGCCAGTTGGAGCGAGCTCTGGAGCTGCTCCGAATTGCATTGCACCCTGTTTGATCGCCTCAGGTATAGCCGTAAAGTCTTCTTGCAATACCCCAATTCCCTTCCTAACCGGGGCTCCAGTATAAGAATCAATAAATCTGCCAACTTCAGCAACGGCTCCAAGAGCTTGTTGTCCAATACCTTGTTCAGTCTCCTGCGATAAAAACTCATCCGGATCAAAATCTTCAATTTTACTTTGTGGCTGTACCGAAACCGCTTTTCTTTTTTTGGTAGGAGGCTCAAATTCAGCCAAGAATTTATCTGGATTAAATTCTTTAGACATATTTATCTCGCCAACATCTTGCTTTGGTTAATTTTATCAATAATTGCCTTAGATCTTGGATCATCCGGATTGCTCTCTGCCCAGGCTAAAGCCGCTGATATTTTATCTTGTTCCATATTAGAGCTTTTTATTCTTGATTGATAAGTAGAAGGATCAACCCCGTATGCTTTTGCCTTTTCAATCAACCCGCCCTCGAGCCTTTGTGATAAAGTTTTCAATGCTTGTCGTTGTTGGGCGGGTAATGCAAAAATTGTAGTTGGATCGGCAACAATTCTTTCCATGAGAGCGTATTCTGTTTCTGTAACAGCTCCTGGACCTAGAATTTCTGGTCTAAGGTTTGCTCTGATGGTGGTAGCCAAAACTTCTGCTTTTGATTTCGTCACTGGGTCAATTTTATTTAAAGGTGTTTTAGCTATTTCTAATAATTCGTTTATTCCCTCTTGCGCCTGACCTACGGCATAAACAGATTTATTAATATCTGCCGCAGCTTCTTTTGTTTTAGCTTTAGCATTACCAAACGCTGGCACTGCTCTTTCGTCAGCCTTTATACCGGCTTCTTCTTTTTTTATAGCGAGCTCAGCTTCTTTAAACCCAAACTCCTTATCCTCTTTTTCCTTTTGTGCAGCGGCCTGTTTCATGGCTGCGTCAGCCTTGGCCTGATCTTCTTTTTCTTTTTGTGCTTGAGCCCCAAGTGTTTGAACGAATTGTCCACCAGCTTGGGCGCCCATCGCACCACCTTCTGCCCCACCAAAGGCGGCTCCAATTAACGTAGGAAGAGCAGCACCAAGAGCACTAAACAATAACCGTTGAGCGTCTTTATCTTTAGCTGTCCCAGTGGGCTCCTGTTTAACTACAGCCTCAACGTTTTTAGGTGTTAAATCTTGTGGCTTTACCTCAACACCACTTGCCTCACTAAGAGTGTTAGCAAGCTGCGCTTTTTCCTCTTTTGGTAACTTCTTCGCCTTAAGAGCCTCTTCAACCATGTTGAATGCCATGTTATTTTTTCCCCTTTGTTGCTTGAGCAATTCTTTCAGAGCTTGCAGCTCCACTTTCACCTAAAATTTGTTGTAATGCGGCCGCTCTTTCTTGCGCCCCTAATCCACCATAACCAAACTCAGTAGTAAGCATTCCAGCTTTTTCTCTTCCAAGTTGTGCCAAATTAAATTGTTGTCTAGCAAGCTCATCAGCCTCAGTAGCCCTTTGAGATCCCTCAAGCCTTCCAAGAGCATCACGTTTTTCAGCAATGTTAGCCAAAAATAATTGTCTCTCTTGATCTGCTAGTTGACCTTGGGTTGCTTGTTGAAACGCTGCTTGTTGAGCCGCACCGAGCGCCCCTCTGACTCCAGACCTTGCTTGTTGTCTTGCTAAATCTCTTGAGCCAGCTTGTTGATTACTGAAGATTGCCCCCATGTTTTGCTCACGCATGGCCTGTTGTTCTTCAGGAGTGAATCCCTCTAATTGAGCTTTTCTTCTAGCTAAGATATCTGCAATATCTGCGCTTCTTTGAGCGTTAACTCTGCCTAAAGCTTCATTACCAAACAAATCCTGACCTCTAGCCCTACCTTGAGCAAGATCAGCCTCTCTGGCGGCACGATTACGTTGCTCAAGCTCTATCTGTCTTTGATTTGCCCTGGCCTCGTCCTCTAGTTGTCTTTGGCGATTCAAAACATCTTGAGCCGCAGCCGCCCTTGCATTTGAATCAGCAACCGCACCCGCAGTCTTTCCTGCAACTCCAGCCACGCCTGATCCCAATGCAGTAACTGCTTTAGCTGGACCACCAACTATAGCCTTAGCTCCTTTACCTATGGCCTTAGCTACTTTTTTTATGCCTGATAAAATTCCCATCTACTTTTTCTCCCAAGGCATCGTCCAAGTCGTAACTATGTCAGACTGATGCAGTTTTTTTTCACGTCCTCGAGTGATCTCAAACATCGCCTCGGGAGGTAAATCGTTTTTAGTTTGAAACAAGAGAGTGTGAACATCCTCAAGAGAACTTATGAGTTTGTGTCCCGTTTTCGTTCGCATTTTATGCGGTAACACATAAAACAACCGGATTGCGAAAACGCCCTCGAATACACGATTATAAACTAGCAAACCAACAATTTCCTTATCGTCTATTGCTAACTTTATTCTTGAGTGCTCCGTCACTAAATACCAATGAATTAAAGCCTCAGCCTCGCTTACTTCCCAATTGTTGCCATTAAGCGTTATTGTGGTGCGATTACTTTTGTCCTGGCCATGAATCATAAGCCAAGCTTGCCAGAATACGGGAATTATTGAGGTTAGATGAGCTACAGGATCAAAGTCGACTACTTGAAAAATCTCACTGTGATATTGGCCGCGACCGTTAAGGAGTTGTTCTTTAGAGTCACTGTCTCCAATGTCCATGCTGTTGCCCCCTCAGATACTGATAAACCACCAACGTCTTTTCTTAAAATGATCCAATAAGAAGGAATCGATCCCAACTTATTTGGGATGGTTAGTTCCGTATTGGCTGGTATCGTTAAAACCTCAGTAAACCCAGCAAAATTGTCTCCAAAGGTTAACCTCTGAAGTCCTGCCCTAAGTTCCCTAATCGTTGCTGATAATTCATCGGCCAAATAGCTAACCACTTCTTTAATGCCTGTGGCTTGAGTCTTTCTAAATTCCTTAAGAGCCGCAAAGTTCATGGTTTAAACTCCGGTCGGTATGGAGTTGAGAATTCTAACTCCCACCCTGTAATTAATACCGCCTCGTGAATTGTGTCGTTTTTAAATCTTGGCCTAACAGCCCTAGTTCTAGACCTACTCATTGGATGTAAAAACGCATCTTGGTTAGGATCCGAATAAGGATCAACCCCATAAGCAGAGAATCCATAACCACCACCGGATACTTCTAAATCAAATATGGCAACGTTTGAATCGGTCTGGAAATTAATTTCCTGCTCAATGGTAACAGTGAATTGATTATTGGGGACTGCCTCAATGGAGAACAAACGAATAGCTATACAATCTTTTAAAACGCTAGGCTCACCTAGAAATTCCCACTGAGGAGAGTAATCAAATTCTACGGCATTTATATTATCTGCGTAATCAAATGCATCAAACAGATTGTGCCTTCGATACATTATGTTTGTAACGGCACTGGCGAACTCTGAGTACCTTCTTTCAATAAAATAGAGCTCTTCGCCAAAAGTAGTTACACCAGCGCTAAAATCTAAGTTAGACCATTTTAGCCAAGCATCCCTAACTCTGTCGTAAACAAATACTCTTGAATTAGAGTTAGTGTATCTATCTGATCCTTCTACTGATTCAGCTGGAACGAAAAGAAAGTACTTATCTGCAGTTGAGAAGTTAAATCCCACAGCCCTTTTTAAAACAAAAGACTCGTCGGCTGTTCTACCCTCGTTGTTAAAGTCAGGGTCTATCCTAGATGCTTGGTTACTTTCAGAGGGGTCAATTGCTGGTCCCATAGGAGAAGGGATCGATCCGCCTGAGCTCATTCTTGGGCCTTGAGGCGACAACCAACAAAGCACGCCATCAATGTCCTGAATTGTGGCGTGGGCCGCGCATCCAACATCCCTTGCTCTTGTCTCAACCCTAATTTGACCAGTGGACAAATCCCCTGAAATTACGGTGAAAGAGGTATTCCCATGAATAGTAAACACCTCGTTGTTAGGAGCAATGCCCGTAATAATGTCGCCGTTTCCGGGCTCAATAAAAAGCTGATTTGTGTCGGCAGGAAAATACTCAGGCCCATCAACGTCGCTAAAATAGAAAGATGTCGGAGAATCATAATTACCCGCGATACACATTTGCCCGTTCCATTGGGAAACGTACTTTCCCTTAGGAGGAGGGCTTCGGTCTGTCGCGGGCTCAAAAAGAATCTCGCCTAAAGAAGCATCGACCTTGCTGTCCACATAAGTCTGAGTCGCAGCAAATGAGTTATTTGGAATCTCATCAACAAGATAAAAAGCAGTCGGTGTCGTTGCTGAGGTTTTAGATCTCCAAATTAAGATGCGGAGATTGTTTGAGATAACAATGTTATCAGCAACGTTAACCGCGGCCCCAGAAACAGTTATACTCGTAGAGGTTCTCGCAGTAACTGTTCTTGTTACATAGGCAGAGCTTACGCCATCAAAGAAATAAGCAGTATCACCAACCTGTAGTGTGTGGGCTCCACCACTGCCATTATCAACCGTTATTGTATTTACCCCACTTTGTAATCCGTTAACGATTGCGCAATTGGTATTAAATCCACTAGCGGCTACTATGTTTGGGACTCCAATACTAAAGTTCTGAGCGGCGGCGTTCTGTGCTGTAGTTTGAGTTAAATTGCCCTCAATAAAATTTCCGACCGCATCAATTTGAAAATATTGAACCTTGTGAATGTAGTTACTTCCAGTTATTGATCCAGCTCCAACTAATGTTGCAGTAAAGCTAGCAGGGGTCGGCATCCCAGCGCGATAAAATGTCTGCCCATCGTATTTATAAACCTCATCTATTCCATTGCTGAAATAGATTACGTTATTAATCTGGATAGTAGATACGTTTTCAAAATCATCGTCGTTTCTTGTAGCAAAGTGCGCAGAGAAGGGACTTGAGGTCGGAGAATAAATTTGCGACCAAGTTCCAACAACACCGCTATATGGGCCAGTTGTTAAATCAAATAATCTTAACGTTTCAAGAAACGCGGCAGGAGATGTGGTTACTCCAGTGATACTTGCTGAGAAGTTTGTGATCGCATCAATTGCTGTCTTTAAATCAGCAAGTGTGACCGGAGTGGTTTCATCAAAACCAACTCCTAAATCAAAATCAAGCACAGTAGTAGACCCTTCTAAAATCTGAGCCTTGTACCTTTGAGTAGTTGAATCTAAAAAGATCGATAATTCACAAGTTGGGTCCGCTCCAGAGTAAGTTATCGTGAAAACAGTGTCGGTTAGTAGATTTAAATTATCATCAACACACAGAACCTCGGGAGCCTGTAATCCCGTATCGACATCAACTTTTTGATAGGTCCACATTCCGCTAAATCCCGTGGATGGAGCGTGCGCCTGGTAACCAACGCGTTTTTTAATAGCACCACCGTCAGAGTATTCAGCATTAAGCATCCCAGATGCGTATTCAGCTGGGCGAATGAGATCACTACTTTTTAAATCTAAACCTTTGTGGTTATAAAAACGCTTTGTTAGTTGCATCACTTATACCATTCATCATGATCAAGATATTGAGCATCAAGAATGGCTGGTCTTACAACATCGTCGGTCGGATTAGCGTAGGATGTTGTGATTTCAAACTCTTGATCCTTAATTTCTTGACTAATCTCTTGGCTAGTTGTGGAGCTGTCACGCTTCTCAACTTTCCAAATCATAAAATCTACTAAATATCTTTCAACGTTGTTGCTAAGCTCACAATGAGTTGAGCTATAAGAACCCGCACACACCCAATCACCAACACTAATGGTTTCACCTTCATCGTAAACAAATCCAGCTGACAAAGTAACCAATCCAGTGGTTGTGTCGACCGCAGTAACTGGAATTGCATCCATCTTAATATTGCCGTCTTTATCAACAATCGTGATGTAATTTTCACTCTCAATAGTTGTGCTATCCAAGTTAAGTGTGGGATCAAAAGTGAGCGAGGTAATTGTTCTGTTTACTGTGTCCAAGGTAACCGCAGAAACAGAGGCCCTACGAATGTCTAATCTAGGAAGTTCTTTTTGAGTTATTACTCTAAAACTACCTCCAGCTTGTGGAGATGGTTGAATAAGAAGCTGCCCAGATTGAGGGATATAAAATACAGGATCCCCAGCTGAGCCATTTACTCGCTCATAAATAGAGCCTTGTTTTAAAAGATAATAATCTCTGGATAATCCAGTCTTAGAATACTCAACCATCGTTACTCTTGAGCCTAGGAAGGTAAGAGAGGGGATTGTGTAAGCTTCTTGATTGGTGACTGCAGAGATTATCGTTTCTCTAGTAAAAAGATTGGGATTGGTTTGCTGAATAAGAGAGTAAATTCTTGTTTGAGCAGAATTGGCCCAACGTAAAAACTCACTATCTTGAATCCCAGTTGAATCACTAAAAATTAAATTATCAGTTTCAGTCCTGGCATCTGTTATCAACAAATCAATGCGTCTCATTTAGTATTGCTCTTTTTTCTCGCCTGCTTTTTTCTTAAGCATTGCAATTACAATTGCTTTTTTGCCGTTCATGGCCTTGGGCTCTTCCATTTCTTCTTTTTCGCTCATGCCGTCATCCATAACGTCAGTATCATCGTCCATTTCATAGTCGCCGCATTTTTCTTTGACTTGCTCAAGAGCTTCGCCAACGCCAATACCCATTTCATCGGCAACAGCCTTAATGTCTTCAGCAATCTGGTCGATTTTTCCGCCCTTTTGATTGCCGCCCATACTATCTTTCATCATTGATTCGATTAGTTCTTTCATTTTTTTACCTTCCTAAAATGTTTTGATAACTTTGCATCAACGCCTGAAATGGCGATTGATTTCCTAATGTTTGGGCAGCTTGGGCTCCTGCTTGTTGTTGCATTTGAAGAGCTTGCATTTGCCTGTCTCTTTCTTCTTTTCTTTTTGCGGCCTTTTGTGCAAACAATCCACCCGTTAAAGAAGTCAAAGCTGTAATTGCTGCAGCCGCAGTTACTGGATCCATAAAATTACTCCTTATTGAAAGTCTACTTGCCAATCTGCAAAGTAGTTAGTCCCATCGTAGTACAAATCTATGACATCAACTGCTCCATTGGTCGTGCTTAATATTGCGATTTGACCCTGCGGCCATTTAACTGCGGCAGGCCATACTAGAGTCCTGGGCGTGGCACCCTGTATAACAAAGATACGATAAAAGCCACCGGTTTGAGGATTAGAAATTGTCAGTGTTACGTTTCCACTAGCGCTACCTAAATTTAGCTTCTGAATGATCCCATTGTTTAAATCAATCGTTTGCGTAGTACCCGATGGGGCCAGTGTTGAGGCATATTGTGTAAAAGCTATGCTTGGCGCGAGTTTTGCAGTGGTTATTGAACCGTTTTGAATTGCAGCCGTTGATAACGGCAATCCATTTCCACTTCCTGTGTGATCGTGCGAACTAATTTTTGTCCAGGTAGTATTTCTTAGAGTACTTCCCCAGTTTCTCGTTCCGTTTGTTGGTAGAGTTAGTGTTAACCCCAAACTTAGTTGTGTAAATGCCATGGCTAAATAATACCTTCTTTGCGTAAATTTTCATGGTTCAATGGGATATAAACTTGTTTGACCGATAAAATACTATTGGCGTCTAAAGAGCCTTGAGTGCCAGGTCTAATGCAAAGCCATCTAGCCGACATGAACTCTTTTTTGTAAGTCCCAATAAGCATTCTAGTATCTAAATGCAACCCACCTACTCTTTTGCCCTCATACAACCAATCTCTGTATACGCCTATACCTGAGAAGTTAAATCTCTCTGCAATTAAATATAAATCAAAAAGGGACCCCCCAAAATTGGGAGCAACTACGTCAACCGCCCTCCCCAAGCCGTGCTGACCTGGATCTCCTTTTCGAAATCCACTTGTCACAATCAAAGGGGTCCCAATTGCATCTCTAAACTCATCAAGATAAAGAAGCAAAAACTTATCAATTCGATCTGGATCACCCCACTTGTCTGTAGTGGATTCCTTTTTGAAGTATTTTAGATCTTCCCATTTAACCATTCCCCTTGGCCTCCATAGTTCTTAATTTCGCCCCAATTAAATTAATGTCTTTTTCTAATTCAGGAATTGAACTAACCCTCTCAAGTAAATGCTTAAGTTCTACTTCCGCTCTCTGAAAGGCTACGCGAAGTTCTACAATGGCTGCTGTGTTTTCTTTAAGAGCTTGCCTTATTTCTTGATCGGAATCTTCCTTCTTCTTCTTGATAAGATCCCACCCCTCTTTGAGAAGAAAAGCTCCAGCAAAGCCTAGGATGGCCGTAATCATTTCATTAGGTATTTCCATTTAAAACCCCCATTCAGAGCCAAGCCTCTTGGCCATTCTGCGAATAGGGTGATCCTCAACAAAATATCCGCCAGTTATCGTGAATAAATTATCGTAATTGAAATACATAACTATTTTCCATATTTGGGAAACCAGGACTATGGGCACACGAGCCCACCATTGGTGTATTTCAACATGGTTAAGTGCAAACAAGCGAAGCCATGTAAGCATGTGCTCCCCCGGGTTCCGCTTAAACATGTTTATAACTATTCCAAAAAGTAAAGAGGCTAACTCAATAAATCCTGGGCTAGTGCTAGCGCAAAGCCAATACAGAGCTACTTCTCCTGGTTGTCTTTGGCTTTCGAGTCTATAGACTTCTGGTTCGACGTTGTTGTAGTTCCATCCTTTTCGTCCCCCGTAAGAAAGTATCTCATGAGTGAAAGAAAACCCATAAAGAGTAGATAGTGCAACAATTCCGACATAGTTGTCGTGCGCCTCGTAAACGTTGTTTGGGTTTTTATCTCCGGCAGCCCTTCTATTAAACAATCCTCTAAACGGTAGCCTTACAAGTCTCTCTATTGTGGATCCAATTTGAAGTTGTTTAGTTCTAACTTGATCTCGAATACCCGCTGCCCAAGAAATGGCAATGAAATAGGCTAGAAACAAAATGCCATTATCATTACGAGGGCTCTCTTGGCCCAATACATTAAAGTGCGGCTCCTTTTGATCTTCTTCTTTTGGAACTAAACGCGCGAGCCCATCTTCGGCAATCCACTTTGCAGTGAAAAACTCCTCAAAGATTTGCTCGCGCGATTCCATTATTAGATTCCGCCTATTCGTTGAATAGCAAAACTTGAATCAGCCTCTGTTCCACCCGTTACAGTCCAACTTGTGTCAGTGGATCCTACAGTAACAGCGACTAAGTCTCCCGAGTTTAAAAGAAAGACATCTTCAGCAACAACACAAACCTCTCCGGTTGAAACTGCAAATTGAGATCTCGTACATCTTGATGTTCCATTCACGGTAATTAATATCTGAACAATGCTTCCGGAGGTTAAAGAACTTCCGATTATTCCACACGAAACCCTATAGTAACCTGGGGCAGGGACTCTGTATCGATCGTTTGCGGTATCAGCTCCACCATGAGAATCAAATACAACCGTAGACAAGTCCAATGTTGCGCTAGATCCACTTACAGCTTGGTTACTTGGAAGCCTAAGTTTACAGGCAATCACTTCGCTTGCTGCTACTTGGGCGGGCCCAGATATTCGATTGATAATTAAATTGTTCCCGTTAGAATCGGAAGCTGTGACTGGGGTGGTTCCTGTTGAAGAAACCCTTACAGTAACAATGTCACCGGCCTTTAAAAGCCTAGTGTCATCCATAGAAGGATAATAAATAACCACACCAGTGCTTTGAAATTTTGTCGTAGGGCCGGTGGATACAAGCACTCCATTTACGTAGAGGCCCATTACAGCCTCTTGGTTAACCGCAACCGAAGCGTGGCTAATGGCTTGTTGAGCGTGGATCTGATACCAGCCACCAACTGGAACAGTATATCCGGTAGCAGCGACATATCCGCCATGAGTGTCATTTGTTACGTTGTTAAATTGAATTGTTGTCGAAGATCCTATACTAGAGGCAACAGTGCCGGTCGGTGCTCCAGTGGTTCCAACTCTTAAAGAAACAACCCTAGTATCAGCATCTTGTCCTAACGTTGCAGTAGCTCCCCATCCGCTTACTGGGTATCTAAAAGACGCCGTGACAATATAGTTTGCTGCTAAATCTGAAACCGCAAGTAAGTTTGCACCACCCTGAAAGTAAAAGGTTATGTAACCGGAAATATCAACAAAAACAGTCGCCTCGACATCGGACGTAGTACCCAAGGAGGCATGGCCATCTGCCCTTAGACCCGCAGCGGTTGTGGCCATCTTTGAGGTATTTGGAGTTAAACCAGTTGGCAAGCCTACCCGAACAGTTCCGGCAGTTCCTGTGGCCCCACCACCACTGCCGTTTCTAAATGATATTTGCCCTTCTAAAAATTCACCATTTCTTCTCCACCAACCATTTGGAGCAATTTGTCCAGTGGCGTTCAAAGTGATGTTTCCGCCGCCTGATGTTGTTAATGTCGGGGTGTATGAAACTGGAGAAGTTGTTATAGAACCAGCGACGTTTTTGCTGGGCCCTACAACAAAGTTATCCATTTTAACCGTGTAAGCCGATGCGCTTGTTGTAGCTACGTGTATAATCAAACGATATCCGGTTGCATCAGAATCCGCCTGGATTTCTCCTCGGTAAGAATATTTTACACCGGACACCCCGCCATCAAGTTTGATGACAGAAGGTTCAATAAGCCTACCAGTCGCAGTTGTGCGATAAAAATAAACAATAAGATCAGAATCAGTAGAAGGTGTGCCACCTGAGTACGTCCCCGATGCGATCTCATAATCAAAACTAATTTGCAAAACACGAGCCTGATCGGCTGCATCAATCGTAAGATCATAACTTACCCCCTGACCCTGCCTGTTAGCTGCGTCTTTAGTGAATAAGAAACTACCAATACCTCGCAAAGGAGAGCTGGTTGTTCTGGTCCATGTAACGTTTGCAGATCCACCCGTTCCATCCACTGGCCTTGAGGCAGCGGCATCGGCATATGTTGCCCAACCTGCGGTGTTCGCCTCTGCGATCGGATTCTCAATGTAGTTAATACCACTGGCACCACTGGAACCAACTATTTGCCAGTTAGTGGTACTACCATCATCAAGCTTTCTATAAATCTCACCGTTTGAGGTGTTTAAAAGCAACGACCCCCTAAGAGCGTCAACCGCTACTGCCGTTGGATCTGTGGTGGAGCTGATAACATCGGCCCCTCCGTTAAGTGATAAAGTCTCTTTTAAAGCCTTTACCTTGGATGAGTTAAAAATTGTTGCCGGCATTTAAGTGACCCTCCTTTAGAGTCAGTTACCCCCAAAGGGATAAGTTAAATTGCCCACCATGTAGCATCAGCCACATTTTGGACGTTACCCAAGGCAGCTAGTATTTCGTTTGCGCGAACTACATCAGGCGAACTTGGGAAAAGTTTTACATGAAGTTTAACAGCGGGAATCGTCCAACGGACTATGCCATCAGCCGCTATATCGTAATTGGGTTGATTGTAATTATATGAAGACTCAGGAAGTGGCTGACCACTGTTCCACCTAACCGAATAAGCACAGCCCCAATCATTACCAATTTTAAAGAAAGCGTGGTTAATAATGGTTCTACTAACTGCCTCAATGAGCTCCAAACATCTTGGATCATTGGTTACCTTGTAAACAGCATAAAATCCCATAAGAGCAATGGACTCCTGCCAAGCAACCCATCCAGCTATCTGAGTTCCATTTGCATCAACCCATCCATATTTAGCAGGATTATCAACGTTGATTACTTTGACTGGATTGCTCAACGGCTGACCACGAAAGTGAGCAAATTGATAAGCAGCATTAAATGTTGCCATCATTGAAGCAGTGGCCTCTGGGAAACCTAAATGGATTTGATTTGCCTTACTCATAAGCAAACGGCCAATAGCTCTTGATGCCGTCGTCATGTTGTTCATGACCCTTTGATCCATACGATCAAGCTCAATCCAATCACGAATTATAGACTCAAGACTTGGGTCTCTTGTTAACGCGTAAGTAGCAAAGAAATTGTTATCGGTTCTGTGCTGCTCATCTAAAGTGGTAGCTCCACTTCCAGGTCTTTCCCATGGAGTAGGATTTGGCCAACCAAGCATATCTGAGGCACTGAACCTCGGATCGATACCTTGCTCATAGCTTCTAGATTGTGGGTGATTTGCAAATAAAACCCTATCACCATTGGCTTCTTTATTCCCCGTAGGTCTTAATGCCCATTGTTGGCAAGAATACCTAACATCCCAAATGGACCAAGCCTGATCCATGCTAACAGCCAATTGCCCCTTGCTTGCCCCAAAGTCCTCATGATCTCCCGAGGTACCTGACCATTTTTGTGAGGCATATGGCCTTTGATCGTATTCATTTCCAGCGGTGTTTAGTCCACTAATAAATGCATTTCTTGCCCTATTGATTTCAACGTTTTGATTTGCCCAGTTTAGTGGAGTTTCCCCAAACACTAACCATTCCTTATTTTCTCTCCATGATTTGGACACTCCACAAATAGGAGCTATCTGTCTTGCAAACAAATTCTCAATTCTTGGAAAGTTTTTAGGATTAGCAAACTCACTGCTCATATTCTCAAGCTTAGGCAAACAAAGAAAAGCTCCAGTGGCTTCAATTCTTTGTGCCCTTCCTCTAACTCCTGCTTGAGCCACAGGAGTTACCCATTTTCCATTTAATGACTGAGTCGGCGTTAAGCCTTTTCTTTTCGCATAATCAACAACAGCAACTTCTCCGGTGTACATTAGAAGAGTTCCCATGGCCTCACCAAAATTAGGGCTCGTTACCGTGCCGTAGGTAGAATGAATTGAAAACTCAACAACATCTTGGTTGTGATAAAATGTTACCCAACCTTCAATAGTCAGGTATTTTGAAATGATTTGTGTTTTGAAATACCAAACTTGTTTAATCAAATCGGCACTGATGTTTTTAAAATAATAATTTTGTGTATTGCTTCCATCCCACAAATACATAGGTTCGCTATAAACCCCATCACATGAAAAGTATGGGATGATTGCATTGAGATCATCAGCGACCCAACTAGCAAACTGGAATCCATCAATTATTTGCGCAGGCTTGCTATTAGGGTCAAAAGCTAAATCTACACCTT